CACGTCGTCCGGATCATACTCTTTGCCGTTGACGATTACCCGGTAGCCCCAGCCGTCCGGGATAAATGCAACAAAGGCCGACGGGATGGGCTGCAGGTCCTGGATGATGCCCGCACGAGTACGTGGCCACACCACAGCGTTGCCGTTTCCCTCCAGGTACATGGTCCGCACAATCCAGTGAACGAAGTCCGCTCGTGTCATGTAGGCATTGGGCTCGATGTCGATCTTGCGGCTCAGCTCATTGAGGATGCGGACGTCCCCGTCCTCCCGGTTCTCCATCAGGTGGATGGTCATGGACCCCACCAGCCGGGCGATGGTATCAACACCGGCGCAGATCTCCGGATTTGCCGCCAGGCTCACATAGCCCTGGCAGCAAAGGCTGTCGTATGTATCCGGGGCACACAGCCACGCCATGCTCCGGGTCTGCTTGGGGCGCTCTCTGGGCGCCGGCCGCGCCCGCCGTCTCTTACTCACTTTCCAAGCCACTCCTTTGCCTTCTGGGATTTCTCCATGTTCTCCAGGTACCGGATACAGGCGAACACGGAGGCGTCAAACAGGTCGATCCGCTGCTCCGGCCGGATCTTGTCATATTGGACCATGTCGTCCGTCTTTTCCACGGCGGTCACATTGGCCACGCAGTATTCATAGGCCTCGCTGTGGAGGTAGTAGAGATTCCCGTTCTTGGCTGCTGCCTCGATATGTCGGAAGCCCTCGGACTTTTTGTAGTAATACTGCGGCTGGTCGATGATTTTGAACCGGGCATTTTTCATCGCCACGAAGTATTCCCGGCAGAATTTCCGGTCATGGCCCACCTGGCGGATTTTGAAGCCCCGCCGCCGCATGTCGATGAACCAGTTGACCACATCGGCGTGATTGACCGTCGGGGAGTTGCACAGCGTCAGCCATCCATCATCCGCCCAGCCGAACAGCGGGATTTGATCCTGATCCGCCTTGACATGGGCCGCCACCACCGGGAAAAATGCGTGGGTGATGATAATATCCACATCCTTGTAGTGGCCGAACAGGGCCGCCGCCGTCAGGTCGTGGAGCTTGGAGAGGTCCGCGCCTCCATACCAGTCAATGGGCAGCTTGGCCAGCTGCTCCAGCGTCCAGTCGTAGCCCGCATCGCTCTTGCGGAACTCATCGATGTCGAACCAGGCCCGCATAGCGTTGGTGTAGACATTCAGCGATTTTGCGAAAAAGTCCTTTCGCTGCTGCGGGTCGTTGACCGCCTGCAGAGCATCGTTGAGGATGTCCGCCGGCCGGATGCTGACACCGTACGCCGGGTTGGCCATCTCCTGGATCTTGGGATCCGTGAAGTCCACGGTCCCGTCCTTGACGCCTTCTGGTGCGCAGCACATGAAGATAAAATACTGGTCATCCCTGATGGTCCCGTCCAGGACCTTGCGGCAGTATTTCAGCCGCTGCCCC